CACAAGCCGAAAGATTTCGACAGGCCGGACTGAATCCTACAATCATGATGAAAGGCCAGAGTGCCGGAATGGCTCAAAGTGGCTCTGTTGGTGGTCAGTCTGTTGGACTTCCTTCTTCTAGTGGTAATGCTACGATGCAAGGATTTACCCCTAACATAGATGGTCGTGGTGTTTTCGGTTCTATACTTGGCTTTTTGAATTATAAGCAAAGTAAAGAACAAAATGATTTGATTAATGAAGGCATTCGTATTGAGAATCAGTATAAAGCACAAAAAATTATGGCAGAAGTTGCCGATTTGAAAAGTCGTGCATTAACGAATAAGGCTAAAGCTAAGTTAGATAATACTATTGAATCTTTACAAAACAATATTATGCGAAATGCGAATCGTCAAACTGATGCGCTTATTCAAAGAATGAACGAGGAATCTCAACTTATTAAGGCTGATCGTTTGCTTAAGTCAAAAGAATTGGATATCTTTGACGAGCGATTTAGACAGGAGGCTGCTATACGTTTGGCACAGGTTCAAAATTATATCGAAGCATCAGGTCTTTCTGCCGCACAGGCTAAGCATGAATATCAGAAGGAGTTGAAAACTATGGCAGAACAGGGTTTATTTAAAAAGCAAACTGATAGAGCATCCGAACCCTCTCTTGTTGAAAAAGGTCAAAGAATTGCTGATGGTTTGGTTAATCTTTTTAATGATGCCTCTTATAAATTGCAAAATAAGGTCAATAAGATGGAGAAAAAGTTTCAAAGTCATGTTTATCGTTATACAGGTATAAAGTTATGAATGATTTAGGTAAAGTTTTTAAGACAATTGTTATTTTGTGGTTAATTCTTACTTTGCTTTATAGCATTGTTTAAATAAGTAGTGTTCTAAAACTCCGATAAATTTCACAGATCTGCGCTTCATGAGTTCCGGATCTGTGATTTTTTGTGTTCTAAAACTCCGAAGCCGCCCTCTCTCCCCCACCCTTAATAAATTAAAATACAAATACTACAAATGAATGAGTGGTGATGGGGGTCTGGGGGAGAGAGGAGAGGCCTATCTCCTCCAGCCATGGGTTTTAGGGAGCTCGGAGGCTCCCTAAAAAAGCTCCTATGCCGTAGAATAATCCTCTCCATAATAGTTCCCTAACGAAATTGGTACGAAGTCCTAACATTTTGTCCGCAAGGATTTCGGGTTTCCCATTTACTTTTGTTAACACCCGAAACACACCCACCTTGTCCTAAATATGCAAAATGACACCTACCCTCCAAAATCATTCAAAAGTCTTAAAACACGTTAAATCTTTTTTTTCTATTGTTTATTTCAACAAAAATACATTATATTTGTTGCGTGTTTTTAAGCACTGCTCTATGACAGAATTAATGTACCCATGATTATGTTTAATTGAGTTAAGCATTTTTTCCTACATTATTTCGTGTTTCTTGGCTCTGTTTTAAACACAAATAGTGATTTGATTGTTTATACTTTAAAAACTATAGTCTATGAATAGAAATAATCCCCTTAACATCCGTTACAATCCCAATAATGATTGGCTAGGTCAAGTGTCTGTTGACAATGGATTTTGTGTCTTTACCTCTGAGTTTTGCGGTATGCGTGCCGCTTTGATTGTGCTTTTATCGTATCGTAAGAAAGGTTTACATTCGATTTCAGATATTGTTAATTGTTGGGCTCCCCCTTGTGAAAATCCTACACAAGATTACATAGATTTTGTCCAATATCAATTCTGTAGTTTAGGTTTTACTACTACTTGCGATAGGCCTTTATTATCAGATACTAATATCCTTACTCTTACTATTAAGTTATCTATTCTACTTTGGTCGATGGAAAAATATGAGAATGGTTATAATGAATTTACCTATTTCCAATGGTATTCGTTTTTGAATTCTCCGAAGATTCAGAAACTAATTGAAGAAAGATTATGATTCTCAATGTATCTTTTAAGGATATTGCTAGACGCATTGCCCTTATTAATCGTGAGACATGGAATGTAAAGATATGTGTCGTTGTAACTACCCGTCATATCATTTGTAAAGATACAGATGGTTTTGTAGAGTTTTTTCGTTATCCCGTGGATAATACAAATGCTTTCTATAATAAGTTATTCATGCTGTATCAAGCCATGCTCAACCATGATTATTACGATGTCGGAAAGATTCGCCCAAATATTAAAAAACGTTATTCAAAAAAACTTATTGAATTATGGAAACAAGCAAACGAAAAAAAATCTTTGAAGTTATCATTAAGGCTGTAATTGCAGTAGTTAGTTTATTGACAGGTATTACATTAGGTTGATATGGATAATTACCCATTTGTCAAATGTCTTAATCCTGTAGTTATTCCTCATAAGTCTACAGGAGAAAATATGATTGTTTGTTGTGGCAAGTGTACTGCTTGCCGCACTCACAAATCATCTGTTTTGACTTTGAAGTGTAATTTAGAAGCACGTTCACATAATTATCAACATTTCATAACTCTTACTTATAATAATGAGTTTATTCCTTTGATGCATGCAGTACCTGTTGTTGGTTCTAAAGGTACCAGATGGATGTTTGTATCTACTTGTGATAGATTGGATGAAAAAGGTTTGATTATTAATGAGGTTGCTTACACTCAACGTCAAATTAATGATTTGATGGAAAAAGTACATCTTAATGGCTTCTTTCCGTATCTCTCCAAGAGAGATGCCCAATTGTTTTTAAAAAGATTACGTAAACATATTTCTCTTATAACTGATGAAAAAATTCGATTCTTCCTTTGTGGTGAATTTGGACCAAAATCTCTCCGTCCTCATTTCCACCTCTTGGTTTGGCATAACTCCGAAACCCTCGCAGAAAGTATGGGAGTCCTTGTCAATAAAAGTTGGCAGTTTGGAATTACAGATTGCCAACAAATCCAATCTTCCGCTTCTTCGTACACTTCGGGTTACGTTAACTGCACTGGCTCTTTACCCCGATTATATCAAACAGGCGAAAGTAAACCGTTTGCGAGTCATTCGCAATTTCTCGGAGAAGATGTTTTTAAAAGTTCGAAGCAAGAGGTTTACCGATTATCAGCTACGGAGTTTGTTAAGAGAAGCGTCAAACTCGATGGTTCTATTACAGACTTCTCTTTGTGGCGGAGTATTAAGGATAGATTCTACCCCAGATGTATTGACTACTCTTCACAAAATCATGTACAGCGTATGTGTTCTTACACGACAGCTCTTAGCTACCAAGGAAGGCCAAGCCAAATTAAAAAGCCTCTCTCGGTTGCCCGTGAAATAGTTGAGAATATTTTATCTGATGTTTTTTGCCCTCCGTCTGATATCTATAATCTATGTATTGATTATCGATATAGATATCGTTTACATGAAATTTTAAATGGTGACCTTATTACTCCTTTATTGGATGATGTTGAAATGGATAAATATAAATCGTCCTATATGTTACCTATATCTCATGCCGAATTGGATCATAGACGATGGCAGCATATTATCAAGGTTACTAATCGTATTTATCGTGAGTTGCGTATTTCACAGCATTTTATCGATTTTGTTTGTGATGGTATCACAGATATCTTGCATATGGATTCTTGTCTTACGATGATTGAGCGATTTTATGATGATTTGGATCTGAACCAGCTTCAAGAATTTTTGATAGCTCAGAAAGATTATACTTTGGAATTTGGCTTCGATAATGATTTCGTAGATCTGTTCTACAATAACGATAGTACTATTCCGCTTATCGATTCCATGCCTTTTAGTATATTCATGTGTGACCAATTGAGACGCGCCGATGAACATATGAAACACAAACGTGCTAACGATTACAATCGTTTTTGGTTTAAACAACGTGAACTTTAATTTATAAATTTATTATTAACACAAACACAATTTAAAACATGGCAAACGTTATGTCTATGAAGAAACTACGGAACAATCCGTCCCGTAGTGGTTTTGACCTTTCTCGCAAGGTCTCTTATACTGCTAAGATTGGTGAGTATCTTGTTGCGGATTGTATTGAATGTATTCCAGGTGATTACTTTGAAGGTCGTAAACAGCATTTCACACGTACTATGCCCGTGAATACTAGTGCCTACACTCGCATCCGTGAGTATTACGATTGGTTCTTTGTTCCTACCAATTTGTTGTGGAATAAGTCTAATCAGTTTTTTGCCCAGATGCAAGATAATACACTCGAGGCTAAGTCTATGACTGAGGATGTTACTGTAGGATTACAACACCCTTTCTTTACGTCTGACCAATTAGGCGCCTATGTTTCTCGTGTTGCTCATGATGATGTCTATTCAGGCAATATTTTTGGTTACAATCGTGGTTGGCAAACTGCCAAGTTGTTGGAGTATCTCGGTTATGGTAACTATTATGGTTATGTCACTGATGATGTTCCTGAACTTACTAATCAAAACAATGTGGTTTTGAATCCTTTCCCACTCCTTGCCTATCAAAAGGTTTACCAAGATTTCTACCGCAATACTCAATGGGAAAAAGGCTCAGGACGTTCTTGTAATATTAATTATATGAATGATGCTAACCAAATGAATCTTCCTGTAGAAAACACTCCTTTGGATGATGAAAATATGTTTGATGTTCGTTATGCCAATTGGAATAAGGATTTCTTTATGGGTGTACAGACTAATAGTCAATATGGCGATGCCGCTAGTATTGATATTGAATCTATCGTATCTTCACGTCCTGATTTTAATATCAATATACTTGGTTCATCACAAGGAGATAATATTATCAACGTAAATGGCGTTCGGTTGGGTGTAGGTACTACTCCAAAAAAATTCTATTTAGATAATGGTGACCTTAATGGCTTACTAAATTCATTCTCTTCTTCTTTTACTGTTCTTGCACTTCGTCAAGCTGAAGCCTTGCAAAAGTGGAAAGAGATTTCACAATCTACCCAACAGGATTACAAGTCTCAGATGGAAGCTCACTTTGGTGTACATGTTTCGGAAGCTATGTCAAATAGATGTCACTTTGTTGATGGTATGGTATCGCAATTGGACATTGATGAAGTAGTTAACCAAAATCTTTCAGATCAAAATACTGCTACAATCGGTGGTAAGGGTATTGGTACAGGCGATGGTAATTTCAAGTTCTCTACTGATGTCCACGGATATCTGATTTGTATTTATCATGCCCAACCGATTTTGGATTATCAGTTGACAGGTATCAAGAGACAGAACCTCAAATCAATGGTCACTGACTATGCTATTCCTGAGTTTGACCGCACAGGTATGGTACAGATTCCTTTTGTCGAACTTACTAACTCCTACTTTGAATATGCCGATGGCGGTGCCTTTGACCTCGATACTCTGTTCGGATATGCTCCTCAGTATTATGAGTATAAAACCCGTTATGATGAAGTCCTAGGAGGTTTTGTGAATGGTGGTCTCAATGATTGGGTAGCTCCGTTTACCGATGAGTACATTCGTACTTACTTCCAGAATGTTTGGGACAGATACGGAACATCCGACATTAATTATGTCTTTTTCAAGATTAACCCTAACGTCATGAATCCTATTTTTGTTGGTCAGGTCAATAAGAATAACTATACTAACGAGTTTGACCATCTCCTTATTAATTGTTCCTTTGACATCAAGGCAGTCAGAAACCTTGATTATGACGGATTACCTTACTAAATTGTGCTGTTATGAAAAAAGTTTTGATTACACCCAAGAAGAATCTTCCTACATTTAATGCGAATGTAGGTAAGAGACACATGATTTTTCGCTCTCCTAGTCCTGTTGATGATTTCTACAGAACTACTTATAAAGTTGCCCATTGTAAACGTGAAGTGCACCAATTCAGTAACCCTTTGCAGATGTTGTTGAATCAGGAACGTCTTAACCGATTAGGTCAAATGGGTCTTGAAGCTTGGTTGTCTCAGTTCAATAATCCTCAATCTCCTCTTGCTGAATTGCGTAAGAAGTGTTCCGATCAAGATTTGGCTTCTATGATTAAGAGCAGGCATATTCAATCACATGCGGAGATCCTTGCCTGGGCAAGATATATGAAACAGAATATGGATAAGTTCAATGATGAGGTAAAGCAGTTGATTGAGGCTCAACAATCTGAACCTAATTCTGAATCTAATCCTGAACCTAATTCTTAATAACTATGCCACTAGGTCTGTTTGGAAGCATCTTTAGTAGTGCTTTAGGTGCTTCCTCTCAGGATAGTGCAAATCACACTAATCTGAGAATAAATCATATGAATAATGCGTTTAATGAACGCATGTTGGAAAAGCAGTATCAGTATTCTAAGGAACAATTTGCACGGGAAAAGGCTTTAGAACAGTCTCAATGGGAAAGAGATACTAAGTATAATTCCGCATCCGCACAAGCCGAAAGATTTCGACAGGCCGGACTGAATCCTACAATCATGATGAAAGGCCAGAGTGCCGGAATGGCTCAAAGTGGCTCTGTTGGTGGTCAGTCTGTTGGACTTCCTTCTTCTAGTG